TCAGCACTGAACAGATGACTTACTGAATTACTCATAATATTCTCCTTTATTATGTTATGAGTGATTGAATGACCAAACATACCAATAATACATACGTTTAATAAACGTAAGGTATTACTCTACTGACGTACGCTTGGGTAGTCGTGGGGGACGCACACATACACACCGCTGAAGAGCACTCATTGGGGACACACAGAAGGGAATACAACTAAGAGACTACGATGAATCCCTTGAGTGGTCTTATGATTCAACCGAGCCTGCTAAGAGAGCGAGTAAGCCGTGGTAAGTGAGACCAGCTTATGTATAGTGTGTGCTTACACTACGCAGTAGCTACGCATAGCTTCTATGCTTAGTACTATGCATAAGGTGGGATCACGAGAACAGTGCTTCAGCACCTTACTCGTGAGAGTGCACAGCTCGGTGAATCAAACGAATGGGGATTCAACGTAGTTGTGACCCCAAGGAGTGAAATTCAGCGGGGTGGTGTGCAAGTATTATCCCATACACCCATTCTACATATATTTTTTGGAAAGGGGTACGAGCCTAGTTGCTTCTTAAACGGTTACTTTAGATGGAAACAGGTAACAGGTAACAGGTATGGAAGATAACCTCAGAATATTTTTTTGTTGACTTTTAAATATTTTGGTTATAAATTTATTTATGTTAGTTGTTTTGGGTATGAGATGTCTTTTCTCACTATTGATGCACCAACTGTGATTGAATATAGTGAGTAACTATGACTTCTCAAAGTATTTGGATGACAATAACAGTTTAAATACCGGCAAGTTATGGTCGGATGTAGCTGCGATCTCCGGTTTTTACAGGACGAAGAGGAGAGAAGACTTGTACAATGCTGTGACTACTTGGTATTATGAGCATATAAAGTCGGAGAAGGAGAAAAGTAATGCCACTACCTAATTTATGTTTTGAATGTGATAAGCCTTTAAACTTTGATGAGGTGTATATCTGCCAGAATTGCTTTGAAGAGCAGTTAATTGACGAAAACCACCGTACAAAGGGCAATCCAGAGGCTGGAATAGACGAGAAAGACGAAGAAGATGGTAAATAGGGCTGCAAAACGCAGGAAAGATGATAAAAGGGCTAAGGATCATGATTTGGATAAGTATGGGCGTACTCCCGCTCAGATTAGGCGAAATAAAATACGGAGGGAACGTAAAAGACGTGACATCTTTCGATCAGGTAATTAAGGAAGTCTTTAAGCATGAGGGTGGTTATGTGAATGATCCGGATGATCCGGGTGGGGAGACCAAGTATGGTATCTCCAAGAAGGCATTTCCCGATGAGAACATTAAGAAATTGACTAAGCAGCATGCTGCGAAGCTCTATTATGACAAATATTGGATTCCATCCAAGGTGCATATGCTTCCAAATGACCTATGGGCTATATATTTCGATATGGCAGTCAATATGGGTACAAGGAGGGCAGCTACTATCCTTCAGAAAGCCTGTAATCACAAAAACAAGGTAAAGATTAAGGTGGATGGCAGAATGGGCAAGAATACTGCTAAATCTGCAAAGATTTTAGAACCAGAGAGATTAAGAAGCTTTAGAGTGAAATATTATGCTGATTTGGTGACAAGGAAGCCTGTATTAGAGAAATACTGGTTTGGTTGGTACCGGAGGGCTTTGG